TATTTTAGAAAAGTGTTTGCTATCTCGGTTAAGAGAAAGCCCGCACACTAATGCAGTGATTCTATACTATTAAGTGGGCTGAACCACACATCATCGACTCACACTCTAATCCACCCCGTGGGTGGTTCGAATATGTTCAAACGTGTGGAGACGAATCATCACTTCGCCTGACCACCCACTGGGCTAAATGCCTAGAATAGTGAATAATAAACCCGTTGAATAACGGGGGGCGCTACTAGAAAAGTTGCGCCTGCAGTATCAGCGTTAGCTTCATATACTGCTGTTGGCGTTCCAGCCAGAACCGTACAATAAGTAAATTCTGGTGGTGCTTTATCTCGCTTCACTTGCCACTTCCAAAGGTATTGATCATAATAAACGTTAGGTTGAAATCCTACTCGTTGTTTGCCGTTTTCAATACGGTAAATCACATAACCGCCGTTCGTGGCTTGATCCAGCTGCTCGTTTGTCAACATAACTGAGCAGTCGGAACCCAGACCAGTAAGAAACCATTGCTCCAATGGAACTAAAAGACCTTCTTTCTGGTGGGCATATCTTGAAAACACTGCGTAATTGGCAGCAGCTGGTTTGTCAGCTGCTTCCGACACACCAACGGTGCGCAAACGCGTGCTCGAATAAAAGGGAATTTCATATTCAGCGAGATTATTAATGTTTCCCTGGATTGTGAGGTTTTCACCCCATGGTTCGGAATCTTCCATTTGGACAAATTTGTCCGTGTTCTCAGTAGCAGCATACCGCAACTCAAGTTCATCCCCTTGCTGTAGTGATGTCTTATAACGAACGCCTCCATAAAAGAAGCGATACAAATTCAACACTGCATCACGAGGTGACATGACAACAGACGCTGTCGTAGGGTAAGTTGTAACACCCTCTTCATACTGAGCAATTTTACCAAATCGTTTGGTTAAACTACGCAAAGATTCGACCCTTTCACCAATGGTACAAACGGCCTGCATAAGCCGGCCATGACCATCCTGACCTGGAACAAGGTGATAAACGTTGCGATCTTTGTCCACAAAACCCGATTGGGCTTGCAAGTTCAAAGATTGCGGGTCCACTGTTGTTATACTAGTGGCATCCCAGGCAGGTATCTTCATCTGTGGCATAGGTACAGCAAGCTCAAAATCGACGCCTGCAGACTTCCACCACAACATATCAATAGTGTCAGAACATCCAGTAGGCTGCTTCAAGGGGTTCAAAACATAAATCCCAAGTTCAGCCTTATAATCAACGGACATATCCAAATAAGGTCTATTGACCATGTAAGGAATGTTCATGGATATCTGACCAGCCGTCCCATCGTCCGAGGAAATCTCATTCAAATCAATGATCATATTGTAATTGGTGGATAACATGGCTCCGAGCGAATCTGGTGCTCCACTCGGGCAATACACGATTGCTAAACGACCAGCATGAAACTTAGTTTTAACAAAGGAGAGTGTGTAATTAATACCTCCTCTCCATTTCGCGAACAAATTACACGCATAGTCAAAGCTGCCGAGTTGTGATACACCTACCAAATACTTCGGCTTAATGGGAACTTTGGTGATCAATTGACCAGCCGTGGCCTTATCAGACCAGGTTTCACGAAGGACACAATTCTGCCTTTTCAAAACATAATCGAGACACATCTCATCGTCTTTCTCGAACAGGGCACCATGAGGAATGATACCTTGATCTGGGGTTAAACCCAAAGACTGGTTAGTTTCCTTCCCTTCGGAATTCAACATATTGTAACCTGGTACTCTGGCCATAATAGTTATCCCCTCTGTCGTAACGGGTTTTGACCACCCAAATAGAGACGCAACGCCACCAACGGCGCGAGCTATCCAGGATACTGGTTTAGCGACAACATCAATAACAGGCACGTTTGACAACATGTCTGCGACATCACCGACTATCCCAGCCACCCCGGAAACGATGCCAGTCTCTTCGGTCTCAGCTGGACCGCTTTGGGCACGCAAATCAAGTTTCTTCAACAACTTCTGCAATGAAAATCTCACATCAGAGATGTCGATAGAATCAGCGTGTTCTTCAATAGCGTCCAAAACACGTTCAATCTTCTTTGTCTGAAATCCAGTCGAAGGATTGATCAGAACATTAGTGGGGACAAACAGATCTACATTCTCAAAACGACAAAACACGTTAACATCTACAGCCGTTCCATCATTATTCCTAATTGGAGTAAGAAGGGTTATGACGGATTGGCCAAATTGAAAAGAACTAGATCCCAAACTAAAATTATCATATGGAGAAATAAAGGGAATTCTTAACTCTACCGAATCCGATTGATCTAAATATAAAGTTGTGTTCGGATAAGAAGTGACTCCTTGTAAAGTAACATTGGAGTACTTGTGAATAGGTTTAAGTTCTTCCCACATAGGAGTGTAAGCGACATTAATTGCACCTGAAGTAAACGGACTAGCGTTAACTTTCAGAGTAATAACAACATCAGCCTTCATATATGTAAAATTCTCCGCCTTGTCTGCTACAATTGGGTTAGCGTTAAAGATAGCCTCCGGAAAGGAATACTTACGCCAAACGCCAGTGACTGCAGCACCATCAACATATGACTTGTAGGTCATCTGATCATAAGACAAAGGCAAAACATTTGCATTATCAGTGGTCAAAATCTTAAATGTATCAACCAAAGTGTTCCGGCTTAACAAAGTCATCAACTCCTGTTTGGTTGCATCATCAATCGACCTATTGTCAATTGCTGTGCCAGACTCAATTGGTTGAATTGGGGCTTCAAGCTCAGTCATGTTATTAGAAATAACTCCAACTTCATGCCGAGTCAGCCCACCCATCGTCCAAGTGTCTTCGGGGCCCACTTTATCTAGTACTGGGGCCTGAGTACTACTATTTCCTACCATTTCAGCAAGCTTAAATTACGACTTAGAGGCAGCCTTCCCCTAAGAAGGTCGTGACCGTGCGGAGTATCCAGGATTGCTGGGGGCACTCCATCCTTAAATAAGGACGCCCATTCATCGGTAGCAATACACTCAGGTTTTCAGGTCACTAATTATACCCGAGGCAAGATCACACCGAATCCACAGTTGCGAAACTAAACTGTTATTCCGCGGTGGGAAGCGAAAAAGCTAACCCACTCTTCATAATGCGGGACAGATAACGGAACATTCATTTGCTCGCACACTGTGATGAGTTTTCGCGTTTCTTCTTCATAAACGTCTCGCCCATGTAACGCGAATTCCATGAGCGAAGCATTGCAATTCAGAAGTGTGGAAGCCCGTATCTCCTTTCCACGCACCCAGTTACACATGTCTCTGGGCACGTTTATTAGAATAGGTGCTTTCCAATATCCCCACTCGTCCTTCACAAATTTTCGTTTAAGAAAGTTGATATCTGCAAGGCTGCGGGACTTTTGTACCACTCCTGATTTAGTCTCGTCCGTGTAAGTCAATCCAATTGTAGCCAAAGCCTTTGTGATAGTCTCCTGGTTATACCAAGGTAAGACGTCACGGGCTATGTTAGCTGCATTGTCGTCACCGTAAGTGACAAAACCCACTTTCTCCACGAAATCACACATCACAGGTAAACCTGCATCCTTCTTGCATAACAAATACGCATACCGCATAACAATCTGATTATACACAGAATTGATAATAACGGTCAAGGGATTGCCTGATGGTTGAGAATGGGTTTGTTGAATCAAAGTTCCGTCCAAATTGACTATCGTGTTGCAAACTTCCTCAAACAAGACATTTCTAATCAGAGTCTCCTCTTCCGTTCCACGGTACCACTCATTTATAATCTCGCAGATTTTCCACAAAATTTGTTGATGAAGTGTGCCATCGAAGTTGGAGAAATCCCCGGCTATCACATCATTACTCTTGGATGAAAGCTTCAGTCCAATCAAATGCCAATCTAAACTCAAGTGATTTGTTCCCACACAAACCTCATTTTGAATTCTGTTTCGCATTACATGCTCCACAAATCCAAGGAAGTACTGTCGCATAGCCACCACATAGGGCAAAGGCGCTGCTTCAAAAACACGAGTTTTTAATTCGTTTACTTTTGCAATAGGGCGGCGCTCATCTTTAAGGGTAGCAGTGAAAATAACATCAGACCGCACGTTCTTTCGAGCGCGGTCAATAATGTTCTTCACATCCTGTTTCAGTATTGGGTTATCCAACACCCAATCGTCGTCGTAACCAAGCCATTTGTGTTTCCCTCCCTCTGTATTTCCTACACTGTAAGGATATCCAGGGGACGTGCTCCGGTTAATTGGAGCAGCAAACTCGTAATTCTCAACACCTTGTAGAGCCTCCTCATAAGTTAACACCCGTTGGAGATCCTTTTCAGTGTGAGTGTACTGTTTCTTGACATCGTGAACAGCAATATCTAATAATCGCTGATTGACGATTGGTAACACATTACAGACCTTCTTAATTCCCTTCATAAGCGGATCAACAAATTCACCGTCTACTTTCTGGGGCGTTAAATAAGCAGGCTTGGTTTCGGTCTCATAAATCATATTGTGTATCAGGCTTTTATTCAACACTGTGTGAATCGGCCGACCAGGATTGTCAGTTAAATGTCCTACGGGCAAATAATCTCCCAAATCACCTAAGGTCTTGTACGCCAAACAAGGATCAACCACTGCCATCTCAGCAGCAAAATTTCCTTTAACAAATTGACGTGTGTCGTTCACTTTCAGCGCAAATGCCTCTAAATTGCGAGCCAAGTTTTCTCGAGATATCGCGACGGAAAATCCGTAGCCTCGCGACGTATCTCCTGCCACGTGCATGCCTAGTATCTTTCCGGCAATCAAAGGATTCCGGGCGAATAACAAAGCACCACAATCACCAGGAGCTGTAGTTGCGTCGTACACTATGCTGCTATTTATAGAATAAGTATTACCATATGCATCGGGATAGCTAACTTGTTTAGTAACTGCTCTACTCTTCACTGCTGTTGTTGTTTTGACGACAGGCACACCACGAAGGGTGTTAAGACCAGCTAAAACCACTTCTCCCTCAGCTAATTTGGACATATCTGAGGCTTTGGTGAACTTTTCCACAATGTTCGGACGGGATGGAATCGACAATGGTAACGCTATAAGCACTGCATCTGTATGTTCCCCCTCTTTGTCGACCACTCTGTGGAAAAAGCACTGATTAACGGCGATCGGTGTTTTCAAATTCTGCTGGAAAGGATTTCTAAGCAAAAATTTGTCCCGTTTATCAATTGACGTGTTGTAAAAGTGATATGGAGCCAATATAACTCGGCCCGTCACAAACACGGCATTAACAGAACTTACTTGCCTATCATCCTCCAACAGTACAATATTGCGAGCGACTGTACTATTCCATTGTTCAACTTGGTTCAAATCGCCAACTTGAGCGACCGTCACGCCGTTGATCTCAATACTGTTCGTCGCATCTGTCAAATTGTCTGTGTCCGCATATAAAAAAGCAGTACTACGCCTAAAGAATTCATAAACCTCATATGCTTGCTCTTTTAGTGCTTCTATAAAGGTCTTCTTAGTCTCTTCGTCGCCAGCATTAAACTCGGCTATAAGCGTTCTAGGGACTGCTTTTGTTGTAAAATCCCCTGATGCATTTTCAGCATTCAGTTTCTTTCCAGTAGCAAGTGTTTTAAAGTCACCTGACGCAGATGTCTCTGCTTTCAAGTGCTTGTAAACACGATTGCTATTCCTGCCTCTGAATAATAACATAGGTGATATGAGGCGGATCAAATCTTCATCTGGGTATTGCTGTAATAATATTCCCAGAATTGTAAGCGATTCGTCAAAACGAAGCGCGACATTTTCATAACCGCCTGAAGCCTCTACAACGGGCCGAATAAACACACACCGCTCACATCTGCAAAAGGAAATTGTGTATATATCAGTTGGCTGTTTAAGCTTCTTCAAAGGACACTGGTAGTATTTATATAGAAAACCAATACCAGCCACAAGTAAAGGCAATAAAAGGTGGAATTTCCACTCCAAGGCCTTGTTGATGGCGCCCTGGAATTTCTCCCTAAAAGTTGCCAAGACTTGAGCAGAAACATCCTTAGCTTTCTCTAAACGAGAAGCAGCAGAAATGGTGACTGCATCAAACATCGGTATAAAACCGTCTAAAGTCATGGAAATAGAAGCGCGAACGTCATCAATTTTCTCAGCTAATCGTTCCGCAAGGGTTTTTCTTGTTCCAGGTGGTGCCCGGCGAATTTCGGCTAAAATCGAATTCTCGCGATTGAAAGTCCCCAAAACATGGTTAAACACTTCTTCAGTAGATAGTGGTTCCAATGGCTCAGGTTCACGCTGGGCGTTCTCGGCTCTCATGCCACGTCCGCTTTGGGCTTCTAAATCTAACCAGAATCTGTCCTCATCTCGATTTATCTGGTTGGCAAACCATATAACCCCTTCAAGCGCAGCAGATTCAATTGCTTCACTAACAGTGGGATAATGGTGTCCTTGTCTAAAATTCCAAGAATAAAATTTCCTCTCTTCCAACATCCAAGGTTGAACCCAAACGTCAGGATCTGAGGCAAATGGAAAAATAGTCAAGCACGCTTGATACCCAATCGGTTGGTTCTCTGTGTTGACGTTCATTTTGACATAACTAAATGATTCTTCCTCCGAGTCTGTTTGAAGGCCAAATACTTCTTCTGCGTCCGAATTTGTTTGGACGTTATCAGTAATGTCCCAATTATAATAATCATAAATGGTATATATGGGATCTGGCAAACGATTTTCACGAGTGAATTTCGCAACTGTGGACCTCCAAGTCTCATGCTCGGGGATGATGTCAAGGTCAGCGACCATCGCATCACAGCTCTCACGCACTGGATCTGAACCCTGTGCTCGCAAACCAGCCAGCTTGTCAGCTAACTGTTGTTGATACTGTAAACACTCAGAAGTGTCAACTTCGATATTTTCTTCACCTGCTAAACCTCTCAACAAGGTAAGGCGAGAATCATGAGTGGTGCGATGTCTATCAATCCTGGTAAATAATTCAGTTACAAACTCCTCGAACTCGTAGCGGCGTATTACATTACCACCATTCATGCTATATTCCGTAATAATATAGATGTCAGTCTCTAACGTAGATTTAACCTTGTTTGGATCAACTCTATAATATTTCGTAGTTGAGGAGGTCTGAATTTCGACGCCAAACTCAGGTTTAACACTCACCTCAATAGCAGTACCAAATCTTCGGTATACTGCGTCAGGACATGAAATGGACTCAATTTTTGGTATTTTTGCATTTGAAGTTGCTAATACGAAATCAGAATCCATGTAACAAGTCTTCTTATCTTCAACAGATGCCATGTGTAATTGATAAGGATCATCATTGATGGCCCGAATAATTTCCATAACTTCTGGATTGGGCGAGGCGGTAGTGTCTTTAACCTGAAAAATGTCGTCGTATAGTAAGAAAGGTTGTCTCAAATAGCCATCAAAGTACTCGTTTTCAGCTTTGCGGGAGTGGTAGCAATTAGCAAATCCTGGAACGTAATTCTTAACATATTGTTTGTACATACGTGCCATCAAAATGTGCATCAAATTTGTTTTACCAACTCCTGCTGGACCGTAAATATAAAGTGCATATGGCATATTTCGAGACGTTTTAGCTGTCGCGGGCGAACACTTAGCCTTTTCAACAAATGGTAAAATCTGTCGAAGCAGAGTGTTGATATAGGTACGTAACGTAGACTCCTTACGCGATTCTTGCAACAACTCGTTACCGAGCCGATTAACTGCAAGTATAAGATTACAAATTTCGCGATTAGTGTCTATATACTCCTGTTTTATATCCTGCAACAGCTGACAAGCCTGAATAAATTCTTCCAATCCTGGGAACTGGGAGATTTCCAAGTATGCATCGTAAGATGTGCCATAGTAAAACTCCCATACAGTATTTCTCAACCATTTAAAACAGTAAAGAATTAAACTGTTTATCTTCTCAAGACCGGTGAGACCGCGACCTACCATACCTAACCCGTTCATAAAACCGGCCATGGTGGTTTTCACACCCATAAGGGTGCAAATGGTCTCTGCGATAGCTCCAAAAATACCAAATTCTTCTTCTGCAGAATCATCGGCTTGGGCTCTCAAGCTAGGTCCCTGACTAACTAAACTAGTTATCCCACTAGCTACCCATTTAACAAAAATTTGTTTAATGACTTCCCCAGTCACTCCAAAATTGGCAGCCACATTCACTAAAAATGCCACAACGGACATAACGTCACGTTTGGATGTATAAAGTAAAGCTGTAGCTGACATTATAGAAAGCGACTTATCGAAAAGATCGCGATCTGAGGAAAAGTATGCCTTAATACTATCTAACATGCCATTCACGTTACTCGTAATTGATGCGCCCTCCTCTGCGAAATTGGCGAACTTGTCGCACATATTGTTGAAATTCTCCATTGGTGAAAACAAACTCTGAGCACGAAGATGTTTGTGTTTTCGTTCTTTTTGAAAACTAATCTTGCGAGACGCTCTAAGTAAATCAGAGCATCGTTGAAAATTGTTCATAAAATACGCATCACAATATTTCTTTCGTAAATTCTTTGCTATGTAATTCCTATTTGGATTGTACATCTCTAACAATTGTTCTAAAGCTAATTGGGAAAAGTTGTATGTGAGACTGCGAACCATGTGTTTATTATCCGACATTATGGTTCATAAGCGTTGTCTTTCCAACTGTCATTTAGTCTTTCCTTAATAGTCACCTCGTCTTTCCAAGGGGTCACTCGTCTTTCCGAATGTCAGCGAACCTTTTTAACAATGTGCTGCTCATTGAGTGAAATTAAGTGGTTCATTACTCCACTCCTCTCAAAATACTTCATCTAAATAACATTTAGAATAATCGTCACAGACGCGCGAAATCTGGACAACTCTCGTGGCCTCGATCACCTGGTATAATACCATCTTGGACCCGTCCTCCCCCACCGGGTTGGACGCTAAGCGGAGCACGCCATCGGCTTAGTTCACTAACGGTTTCAAGAAGCATCCTGCTCCTCCAGCTGAGCGTGAATCTATAATCCCAATCAAGACCTCCCTCCGTATCCCGGGGGAAGTGCCCCAATTAATTGGAGCGAAATATAGTTTGTAATCCAAGAACCTACTACCGTCTCACGGGGTTCGGTAAAGCAACTGTACCCTCTTAAGTCTATTATAATGAATGACACCGTCTTCGGTGGTCCATAAAGACTAATAAATTGAGGTTGTTTATACATCCTACACCTCGAGAACTTACTTCGGTGCAAGAGTAAAGGCGATGTTTCTACCAAAGAGAATCACTAAAACTCCTAGTAGTGCCTAAATAAATGTTTGTATGAAAAGAAATAACAAATAAGTGTTTACAAATAAAATAAAATAAAATAAATGTTTACAAAATAGTAACAAATGATTTAATAAATTTAAACGCTTACAAATAAATGAAATAAATTGTCTAACAAAATTTGATTTAATACGACCAATCGCAGTGTGGCCATCTCGTCATCTTGACTTCGGCTCGTTCCACTGAAATCTGGTAATTACGTGCGGTTTTCTC